ATCCATCGGGTGATCCATCGGGTGATCCATCCCCCGGCTTTCCCCCCATTGTGGTGCATCCTCTTCGCATTCTTGACCAAGTGGTCAAAATCCATACGCAATCCCCCGCCTAATCCGCTTCGGACAAAGATTAATTCTGTAGAATCCTTAATGTTATCAACAGCTTAGCATTGTGGGGATTGCATCGGGTGATACATCGGCCCAAACCTATGTGAAACGACAAGCATATAGGGGGCGGGCATGGGCCACACGGGGGGTGTGCGTATTTGTATACCCATTCTGCCAGCGGGGGGTATTTCATAATCTGTTAACTACTAAAATGCTGAGTGGTTAACAAACGATACCGTTCAGTATCTCCCTGAAATGGGTGGATTGTTGTAGAGGCCCTAAAGAGGCCCGTACAGAGCGTCTAGAGTTCTCGGCTAGGGTGGGTAGGAAAAACTTGAGAAGGCCCTCTGTGCCTCATTTTTGAGGGGTCTTTAGGGGTATGCCGAGTGTTACCCTCGGTGTGGGTCTCAGTTGGTGGGGAGATCTTGGGTTTGGAAATAATTTTGGAGATGAGACTTGACAAAAGGAGGAAGGCGGGTATATACTCTAAGAGTATCATAATGAGATACATGATGAAGAACCATAAAGGGAGCCTAAGGTTACCTTAGGGTTCATAAAGAGTACCTAAGTACTTATCATCTCTTAGAGTAAATACTCTTAAGTAAGAGATACCTTAGGTCTCATTATGTATCTCTTAATGTATATATAGGTAGGAGGAACGAAAATTCAAGGACCTCAAGGAAGATTTTTCTCTGTCGTTATCCAAGATAGAGCTTGACTACCTACGACCCAAAGGTATAACTACGCATGAAGTATTTCGCAGATGAAGACGTACTTACTCAATTCTACAATGCCTTAGCCGACCAAGATGAGGGCAAACTGAGAAGAGTCCATATCCCCCGTTCGGATGTGTTCTATGTTCGGGAAGCCATTCACCAGAGGACTGGCGTACGTTACACCCTCGACAGGGTTGAGAGAGCAATGTATCTAGAAGGACATCTCCGTAAGCAGGATGTCTTTGAGCCAGACAGAAAGAGAGACTGGGAATGACTTTTAGCCTTGGTCCAACCTCTAAGCAAAAGTTGCAGGGGGTACACCCTGATCTTGTTGCTGTGGTTGAGAGAGCAATCCTCTTTACGAAGAAGGACTTTACGGTACTTGAAGGCCTGAGAACCGTTGAAAGACAAAGACAACTGGTTGCTGCTGGCAAGTCAAAGACCATGAACTCTCGTCACATTACAGGTCATGCTGTGGACTTGGCTCCTTGGCCTGTGAATGGTGACTTCGATGAGGACGGAATCCTCAACATCGCTGACTGGGACGAATACTACCCGATTGCAGATGCTATGAAGCAAGCTGCTGTGGATCTTGGAGTTGACCTTGAGTGGGGTGGAGACTGGAAGAGTTTCCCTGATGGACCCCACTTCCAACTGAGCCACAAGGGGTATCCGAAATGAGCCAAGAAGAAGCATGGCACCTTTCCAAGTCCATTCCCCTTACCCTGATTTTTTCCATTGTCTGTCAAACGGTTGCTCTGATCTGGTTTGTAGCCAGTCTGCGTAATGACATTGATGCTGCCCAGAAAGACATTGTGAGACACGACACACGAATCTCTGCCCTCGAAGACACTGTCCAAGCACAGGCAGTCACGATGGGTAGAATCGACGAGAACATTAAGGCCATCCGCGAGGCGGTTGATAAGATGAGTTTGACACAGAAATGAAGACTTACAAACGTGAGTTGGCTGTCGTTCTCCTGCTGTGGCTGGCTTACGTTGTAGAGGTAAAGGAACCAAGTCTTGTCGAAGTTCTTGTCTGGCCTGTCTTCACCTACGTTATGGCTGCTTTTGGTTTTGATCAGTATGCCAAGCTGCAACAGTCTACCACTAGGGTTACTGACAGGGGGCGGTCCCAACGTAGCGGCCAACGTCCAAGCGGGGAAGACCAACTCCCAGACCCTAGGGACTACGAAAATACTAGAGCAGAAGACAAATAACGGTGACATCAAGTCTGTTGACACCAAAGTCTCTGCGGAACAAGTGGGTAAAGTAACCGTTAACGAAGTTCCCATATGGGTAATTGTAGCTCTGGTCCTTGGTTGGGTACTCCCCTCTCCGAATGAGATCGCCAAGTGGATCACTAACCTCTTCAAAAGGAAGAAACCATGAAGAAACCGATTCGTAAAGCAGATGCAATGGGTAAAGATCGCAGAGCCTTGGGCGATGCTAAGGTCAATGCTGCCATGAAGATGATGGATATTGCCTTTGACACACAAGGCACCCGTGCAGACATGGGTAAAGGAAAGCTGGGAGGTCTCTATAAGGGAGCTAAGCCCCGCGCTTGGAACCTTCTTGAGGTTAATTCGAAACTGTCCAAAGAATCCAAGCAAATCAAGAAGGCTGGTGAACGTATGGCCAAGGCTTCTGAGATGCGTAAGACCAATCTTGACAAGATGAAGAAGAAGTAACCATGGCTAAGGACCCCAGATTGGATAGGGCGGGTGTTTCTGGCTTCAACAAGCCGAAGAGAACCCCTGATCACCCTAAGAAATCCCACATTGTGGTGGCCAAAGAGGGTACTCAGATCAAGACTATCCGATTTGGGGAGCAAGGTGCCAAGACAGCAGGCGCTCCCAAGGCTGGTGAGTCTGAAAAGATGACTAAAAAGCGGGCTTCTTTCAAGGCAAGACACGCCAAGAACATTGCAAAGGGCAAAATGTCCGCTGCATACTGGGCCGACAAGGCAAAATGGTGAACAAGATGATGATGATGGGCCTCATGACTCCCGAAGTGGAGTTGCCTACCGCCAAAGAGAACGACAGAATTGCCTCTTGGCTTATGGAATACTGGCATCTAGGCCCTGAAGTGGGTTCTCCGAAGCCGGGAGACAACAAAGAGTACTGGTCTGAGATGGCTAGTGTCTGGGATGTCCCCGAAAATGTGGCCAGAAACAGGTTGTGTGCTAACTGCGAGTACTTCTGCGACACCCCCAAGATGCTGAAGGCTATGGAAGTCATCCCCTACAACAAGTTTGATGAAACTGGTGGCGGTAGAGGCTTCTGTAAGAAGTTTGATTTCATCTGTCACAATCTCAGAACGTGTCAGGCTTGGGAAGGTGAGGAGGAACAAGATGGCGAAGATGACTAAGAAGCAATCTGAGAAGGTTGCTAAGGTTATGGGTGAGTTCAAGGACAAAACCCTGCACGGTGGGATCAATCCGAAGGGGCCGAAGAAGGCTCCGGTGGTTAAGTCCCGTAAACAGGCTATTGCCATTGCTCTTAGCGAGGCCAAGAAGGTCAAAAAGGGTATGGCTAAAGGTGGCATGGCTAAAGAGGGGAAATGCTAATGGGTAAGATTAGTTCGGCGCAGCGTTCTGCTCTGGAAGCTGCTGGCTACACGATCAGCAAAAGTGGTAACACTGTTCTTACCTCGGATGGTAAGAGCATTGGTGGCTACAACGAGAATGGTCAGATCTTCAGCGGCAGCTCGAAGGTTCGTGACATCCTGAAGAACACTAAAGAAGCCCCGGCTAAGGCTGCTGAGGTTCCTGCTAAGACTGTTCCTGCTAAGACTGCTCCTGCTAAGCGTAGTGCAGCAGCTCCTGCCACCTCGAAACGCCCTAAGGCTAAACCGGAACCTACGAAGTCTGGTCGCCCCGGTACTGGTGCCACCTCTGGTCCTAAGTACAGTGGTCGTGGTAGTGGTGCTGCTGAGATGTCTCAGCGTTCCAGCGACAGTGCTCGTAAGGCTCAAGAAAAGTCTTCGGATATTGCTAAGAAAGTGGCGGCTGCAGCGGCTGCTGGCGGTGGTGTTGCTGCCCTGATGAAGGCTGTGAAAGAAGCGCCCCGAGTGCGTAGAACAGCTACCCCTACCATTACCAACCCGAAGTATGGCAGCAAGCCTAAGATGGCTGAGGGCTTCCAAGGTAAATACGAGACTAGTGTTGGTCGTCCCGGCATGGATGCCCGTAAAGGTCTCGCTGGTAACGCTGCTCCCTTTGAGAGAGTTGCTGGTGGTGGCGGAAGAGCCAGCATGGAAAACAAAGACGACAAGCTGCCTATGTTCAACAAAGGTGGCATGGTTAAGAAGGGCAAGAAGTAATGGCAGATGTGAGGGCAGTATCGTATGCAGTCTCCTCTCTGACTGCTGGCACCCATGTGCTGTATACTTGCCCTCTCAACTGTAGGGCTAGGATTCCTCTTGTATTCTTCTCTAACCCCAACGGGAACAACACAGTTTCCTTGACATGGTATCGGAAGAAAGACAACGCAAGCTACTACATCGTGGGTGGCAAGAATATGGCATCTGGAGAGTTTGTCCAACTCTCCCAAGCCTACCTTATGATGGAGCCTGAGGACAGACTTGAGATTACCCTCTCAACCTCTGGACACATTGATGCCCTCTGTACCGCAGAGGAAATCTTCACCGCCAACCTGACAAGGGCGCTGTAATGGGAAGAACTAACGAAGCTCTGTGGGAGAAAGCCAAGGCAGAAGCAAAGGCAAAGCTGGGTGGAAAACACTCAGCTAGAGCCATGCAACTCGCAGGCAAGATCTACAAGGACAAGGGTGGTGCCTACACTGGAGAAAAGACTGAGGCTCAAAAGTCCATGACGAAGTGGACCAATGAGAAGTGGGGGACCAAATCTGGGAAGAACTCCACCGTTGGGCCTAAGGCTACTGGTGAGAGATACCTACCTGAGAAAGCTCGTAAGGCGCTCTCTGCTGAAGAGTACAAACGTACCAGCGAGAAGAAGCGAGAAGACACAAAGAAGGGCAAGCAGTTTTCTAAACAGCCTGAAGGCATTGCCAAGAAGACAGCGAGATTTAGGAAATGAGCAGACAACTGACTGAGATGCAACAGAAGTTCCTTGAGGTTCTCTTTGAAGAAGCTCGGGGTGATTTCTTGCAAGCTAAGAAGCTGGCTGGGTACAGCGACACGTACTCGACCAAACATATTGTTGAGTCCCTTGAGGATGAGATTGCAGAACTGACAAAGAAGTTCATTGCGCGTGTAGGCACTAAGGCTGCTTACAGCATCTATGAAGTGATGCAAGATCCCACCGCACTCGGCAACAAAGAGAAGATGCTTGCAGCCAAAGACTTGCTGGATCGTGGTGGTTTCAAAGCTAGGGATGAAGTGAAGATCGAATCTTCGGCACCCTTGTTCATCCTCCCCGCAAAGCAAGAGTCTCTTGACAGCGACGAATAATTATTGTAAAAGTGTTGCATGGCAAAACTTAAGAAAGAATGGAAATTACCCAAACCCATTGACCATGGTGACCACTATGAGTGGAAGCCTGTGGTCCGTGTTGGTAGAGTTGTACCCTTTGGTTACAAGGAAGACCCTCAGGACGTTGATGTCCTGCTACCAATCCCGGAGGAACTGGAACTTCTTGAGCAAGCAAAGAAGCACTTGAAGAGATACTCCTACCGTGCTGTTGCAGCTTGGCTGAGTGAGCAGAGCAAACGGACCATCTCTCATGTGGGATTGTATAAGAGGTTGAAACTTGAACACAAGCGTAAGTCAGAAGCTGCAACGCAACGTTACCTTGCCGAAAGGTACAAAGCGGCCCTCGAAAAAGCCGAAAAGCTCGAAGGAAGAATTGGAACCACAAGTCCAACCCTCGTCCGTGCTGACAGTTCCAGCGACAGTGAAGCCGGAACCGATCAATGTGAAGAAGGCTCAGGAAGTAATCTTCCAACCTAACCCCGGCCCTCAAACAGAGTTCCTGTCTGCAAGTGAGCAAGAGGTTATGTATGGTGGTGCAGCGGGTGGTGGTAAGTCCTACGCTATGCTTGCAGACCCGGTGAGGAACTTCTCTAACGAACACGCTAAGATGCTGCTTGTTCGTAAGACGACTGAAGAACTGAGGGAACTCATCTCCGTTTCGAAGATGCTTTACCCCAAAGCCATCCCCGGTATCAAGTTTCTGGAAAGAGACAAGACATGGGTGGCCCCCTCTGGTGCAACACTCTGGATGAGCTACCTTGATGCTGATGATGACGTTACTCGCTATCAGGGTCAGGCCTTTAGTTGGATTGGTTTCGACGAACTTACTCAGTGGTCTAGCCCCTACGCTTGGAACTACATGCGCTCTCGTTTGCGTACCACCAAGCAGAGTGGCTTGAAGCTCTACCAGAGGGCAACAACAAACCCCGGTGGTGCTGGTCATGCTTGGGTGAAGAAGACCTTCATTGATCCCTCCGCTCCGGGTAAAGCATTCTGGGCAAGGGACATTGAAACCGGAGAAGTTCTCCTGTGGCCTAAAGGCTCCGTCAAAGAGGGTCAGCCACTGTTCAAACGTAGGTTCATTCCTGCGACTTTGTTTGACAACCCGTACCTTGCAGAAGATGGTATGTATGAAGCCAACCTTCTGTCTCTCCCTGAACATCAACGCAAGCAACTGCTTGAAGGTAACTGGGATGCTGCTGAGGGTGCTGCCTTTGCCGAGTTCAACCGTAAAATCCATGTGGTAGAACCCTTCGACATCCCCTCTAACTGGCCTCGTTTCCGTGCTGCGGACTATGGCTATAGCTCCTACTCTGGTGTTCTTTGGTTTGCTGTGGCTCCTAGTGAGCAGTTGGTTGTGTATCGTGAACTGTACGTCTCCAAGGTTCTTGCAGAAGATCTTGCTGACATGGTGTTGGATCAAGAGTCTGGGGAGCGGATGCGTTACGGCGTGTTGGACTCCTCTCTGTGGCATAAGCGTGGTGACACTGGTCCGAGTATTGCAGAGCGTATGATTATGCGTGGTTGTCGTTGGAGGCCTGCGGACAGAAGCAAAGGCTCCCGTATTGCAGGCAAGAACGAAGTCCACAGGCGTTTGCAAATCGACCCCTATACGGATGAACCCCGGTTGATCATCTTCAACAACTGTAGGAACTTGATCTCCCAGCTACCAGCACTACCGCTGAGCAAGACTAACTCTGAGGATGTGGATACAAACTCTGAGGATCACCTGTACGATGCCCTTCGTTATGGTGTGATGACAAGACCTAGAAGCCATCTCTCTGACTTCGAGAGCGGGAACTACGACAAGGGTTTTCAGGTTGCAGACAGCACCTTTGGATACTAACCTAAATTGGATATGAGAATGGAAGAAGACAACGTCTCCACTGACAGCATTAAGATGCTTGCTATTGACGACACCACTGGTGAATCGAACACAGACAAAGCTGCTGGTACTGTTGTGGCTTATGTTGAAGAGCGTTTCAGTAAGGCTGAGACAGCACGACAAACGGAAGAGTACCGTTGGATTCAGGCCTACCGCAATTACCGTGGACTCTATGGGCCGGATGTTCAGTTCACGGATACGGAGAAGTCTCGTGTCTTTGTGAAGGTGACCAAGACTAAGGTGCTTGCTGCCTTTGGTCAGATGTCTGAAGTTCTGTTTGGTGGCAACAAGTTCCCCATTACGATTGACCCTACGACCCTTCCTGAAGGTGTCGAAGAGAGTGTCCATATTGAGACCAACGAGGAAGTCAAGAAGGCTGAGAAGGCTGCAAAGCTGGAGCCTCTGCTTCCCGGTGAGACGATGCAGGAGTATCGTGAGCGACTGGGTCCGCTGAAAAAAGAACTCGAAGTTGTCGAAGATGTTCGTCCGGGTCCGGGTCTTACCCCTACTCAGGTTACTTACGAACCCGCAATGATTGCTGCCAAGAAGATGGAGAAGAAGATTCACGACCAGCTTGAGGAATCTCAGGCTAAGAAGCATCTTCGTTCTGCTGCCTTTGAGTGCGCTCTGTTTGGCACTGGCATCATGAAGGGTCCGTTTGCAGTGGACAAAGAGTATCCCAAGTGGGATGACAACGGCAACTACAACCCTCTTATCAAAACCGTTCCTATGGTGTCTCACGTTTCGATCTGGAACTTCTACCCAGACCCGGATGCCAACAACATGGAAGAAGCCGAGTACGTCATTGAGCGTCACAAGATGTCTCGTAGCGAACTGCGTAAGCTGGCCAACCGTCCCTACTTCCGTAAGAATGAGATTGAGATTGCCTTGAAGTATGGCCCGAGCTACACCAAAGAGTGGTGGGAGCAGGCTATGGAAGATGACTCCCAACAGACTCAGACTGAACGTTACGAAGTCTTGGAGTTCTGGGGCAACATCGACAAGGACATTCTTGTGCGCCACGGTGTGGAAATCCCTCGTGAGCTTCGCAAGAAGCTGGAACTGTCTGTGAACATCTGGATCTGCAACGGTCGTGTTCTCCGTCTGGTCATGAACCCCTTCACTCCTGTCCTTATCCCGTTCTATGCTGTTCCCTATGAAATCAACCCGTACTCCATGTGGGGTGTTGGCGTTGCAGAGAACATGGATGACACTCAGACCTTGATGAACGGCTTCATGCGTATGGCTGTTGATAACGCTGCTCTGAGCGGCAACTTGATTATTGAGGTGGATGAGACTAACCTTGTCCCCGGTCAAGACCTCAAGGTGCATCCGGGTAAAGTCTTCCGGCGTCAGGGTGGTGCTCCGGGTCAGGCTATCTTCGGCACCAAGTTCCCCAACGTGTCCAACGAGAACATGCAGATGTTTGACAAGGCTCGTGTGCTGGCTGACGAATCGACTGGCTTCCCCTCGTTTGCCCATGGTCAGACTGGTGTGAGTGGTGTTGGTCGTACAGCTTCGGGCATCTCCATGCTGATGTCTGCTGCTAACGGATCTATCCGTACTGTGGTGAAGAACATCGACGACTACCTGTTGGCTCCGCTTGGCAAGGCCTTGTTCAGCTTCAACATGCAGTTTGACTTCGACCCTGAGATCAAAGGTGACTTGGAAGTCAAGGCTGCTGGTACTGAGTCTCTGATGGCCAACGAGGTTCGTTCGCAACGACTGATGCAGTTCCTTGGTGTTATCCAAAACCCGGTGCTTGCACCCTTTGCTCGTCTGGACTACATCGTTCGTGAGATTGCTAAGTCCATGGACCTTGATCCTGATAAGGTTGCTAACTCCATGCAGAGAGCAGCCATCCAAGCAGAGATCCTCAAGACCTTCCAACAGAGCCAACCTCCTGCACCTCCGGGTGGTCAGCCGGGTCAACCCCCTGCTGCTCCTGCTGGCGCTCAGGCTGCTGATACCCAAGGCTCTGGTGGGGGTACGATTGGTACTGGCTCTGTCCCTACTCCGGGGGAACAAGGTTTCAGCGCCAACACGGGTGAAGGTGCACAATGAACCTGAAGCCTTTCGTGAACGACAAAGACTTGTGGCAGGATTTCCTTGATGAGCTTAGTCTGCGGATTGAGGCTTGCCACAAGAGGCTGGAGCAAAGTGTTGACCCTGTCGATCTCTACCGGACTCAAGGTGAGATTGCTGCTCTCCGTAAACTCCAACAACTTCGGGACAAGGTGAACTCCAAATGAACATCCTCGACATGGAACCAGATGCCTTTGAGGGCGCTCTTCAAGAGTTGGGCCTTGAGCCTGAACGGGAGCAGTTCCTTAGGGATGAGTATGCCAAGAAGAATACTGTTTCTGGTCAGATGCTTGGTGCTTTCCAAAGTGCTACTGCTGTGCCTGAAGGTAAGGAGAGAGCCTCTGTCCTGCCTATGATCAAGCCCGAAGGTATGTCTGGGATTGAGGCAATCCGTAGAGGTCAAGCTGAACTGGCCGCTCCGGGTATGCTTACAGGTTCTGTGGAAGAGCCTATGAAAGCTATGACGACAGCCGAGAAGGTCAACTTGGGTATCGATGCGTCCCAAGAAGAACTCCAACAGGCTGCACAGATGGGGGCAATGGTAGGCACTCTTGGTGCAGGCATCAAACCAAACAAAGCATCCAAGCTCTTCTCGAAGAAAGTTCCTCCTGAGCCTGTGTCTAAACCCAAGCTCACCTTTAACAACACTTTGTTTGATGAGGCTGACTTTGAGAGTCTTGGTGATATCCCTGCAAAGCCTAAAAAACCTGTCTATAAAGAAGACCTAGAGGCAGAGATTAACCTCATGCTGGGTGAAGAGCTTACTCCAGAAGAGGGTTTGGCTAGACTCAAGAAGTCTAACGAAGAGTATCTGAGTTCTCCCGAAGACTCTATCCTTGGGAATATTTCGCGTCAAAAAGATAAACTCTTTTCCTCCCTTAAGGATGAGGAGCTTTTTAAACTTGCAGAAGACCTTCCTCATTGGGAAGACTCCAAGTATCAAGACTATATAGACAACGTTCTAGTCCCTATCGCACAGTACCAAGGGGTAGAGAAAGGCAGTTTGCTGGAGCTTGTCAACGACATCTCTGCGTACCTTCCTCCCAAGGAAAACCCCCAACTGGCAAACCTTGCAGAGAAACCTTTACCTAAAAAAGCGCCTATCGGTGAGAGAGCCGCTAAAGAGGGTAAGCCAAGACCTTCTGACGCAAAGGCAGAGGCTCTGAACTTTAAAGATACTGTCTATCATACAAGTGTTTCTCCCAAGGAGTTTACAAAGTTTGAGCTTGGTCACGGCTTTATTGGAGAGACAAAAGCTGCACAAGACTTGCTTGGCGTACACGTAGGCACAGCGAGAGCAGCGGCTGAGAGAAATTTCCAAGCTGTTCGTTCTAACGACACCCCTCAAGGGTTTACGATGGAACTTAGGGCAAGGACTACAGATCCGGTAACAAAAGAAGATCTTGCAAAGATGTTTGGTTACAAGGCTGAGGATATCTTTTCTGAGGGCAAAACTCCTCTCACAGAGGGAGATCTTAGCGAAGCCATCAACATCTACGAGGATATGCTCTTTGCTGGCAAAGATCGCCCTGAGAATGCAAGAGAGTTGGCAGCAGTTGCTTTTAGGAGAGAGCTTGCAAGAGAGGGCTATACCCATATCCCTTATATCAACAACGTTGAAGATGCTGGTAGCACAAGTATGATCATGCTGGTTGATAGGCCTAAAGATTCTGCTGCTGTTTTGCGAGACGTAAGGGCAAAGTTTGACCCCAAGAAAATTACAAACCCTGATTTGAGATTTGCCGAAGGTGGCATGGTAGAGGATGACCAAATGAATAGACTGATGGCCGAAGGTGGTATGGCTGATGACGGTATGGCTATTGAGCCTACGACAGGCAATGAGGTCCCTCCGGGTTCTCTGGCCAAGGAAGTGCGTGATGACATTGACGCTAAGCTCTCCGAAGGTGAGTACATCGTTCCTGCTGATGTCGTCAGATACTTTGGTGTGAGGTTCTTCGAGGACCTCCGTATGCAGGCTAAACAAGGCCTGTCTCAGATGGATGCACAAGGTCGTATTGGTGGCACTGCTGT